TAGTATGGAGGACATATTAAAAGAAATCCAAAAGCTAGTTTTGGGTGTTATCAATGCTCAAAAGCTCACTACGGTTGTTTATGGCACTGTTTTAAGTATAAACCCATTAGAAGTCCAAATTGATCAAAAGTTGACACTTAGAGAGGAACACCTAAAACTAACTCGCGCTGTAATGGATCATGAGGTAGAAATGAGTGTGAATGGTGGAACTAAGCAGATTTATAAAGTTTATAACGGCCTAAAACAAGGTGACAAAGTGACGATGTTCCGTGTTCATGGAGGACAACAATTTTTAATCATAGATAAAGAGGTGGTTTGATGATTCCACAAAATGGATTTGAAGAAGAATTAACAGCAGATTTTGAGGAAATGGTTCAACCCTCTCGTACCTACAAACTGGATTTAGAACGAAAGCGCATTATCGGCTATGCAGATGGACGAGAAGCCATTGAAAAGGCTATATATAAAGCGTTAAGTACAGAGCGTTATGACCATTTAATTTATTCATGGAATTACGGTGCTGAAATAGCAAAACTGTTCGGCCAGCCTATACCCTATGTGTATAGCGAACTAAAAAGTTTGATAACAGAAGCATTAACACAAGATGATCGCATCCATAGTGTTGATGCTTTTTCTTTTAGTCATGTGAAGCATAAAGTATATGTTCAATTAACAGCTCATACGATTGTGGGAGAAATTGAAGTTACAAAAGAGGTGGTGGTTGCATAATGTTTGAGCATCAAAGCTTTGAAGTGATTGTTGAACGTATGTTAGAGCGAATCAGTAATGATGTAGATAAACGGGAAGGTGCCATTATCTATGATACAGGAGCAATGACAGCGAAAGAACTTCAAGAGATGTATATAGCGTTAGACAGTATTATTTTAGAGACATTTCCTGAAACAGCATCCCGTCCAAATTTAATAAAAAGAGCAGAAGAATACGGTGTCTATCCTTATAAAGCAACCAATGCCATATTGAAAGGTGTGTTCAGCAAAGATATTCCTATTGGGTCTCGATTTTCACTTGGCGAATTAGATTATATAGCCATCCAGCGAATTGCTCCAGGTGTTTATGAAATGCAATGCGAGACAACAGGCGTGATCGGTAATACACAGTTCGGTGCCTTAATTCCAATTGAATACATTGATGGTCTTGAGACAGCAGAACTAACAGAGCTATTCATACCTGGTGAAGATGAAGAACCTACGGAGGATTTCCGTAGACGTTTTTTCCTCACTCGAAAGCAAATACCGTATGGAGGCAATCGGGATGATTATATCCAAAAAGTTATGAGCATTCATGGTGTTGGAGGCGTTAAGCCATATCGTACTCCAACAGGTGGAGGAACAGTTGGGATAACCATTATTGATTCTGATTTTAACCCTCCAACAGCATCATTAATTGATGAGGTACAAACTATATTAGACCCTGTTGTGAATAGTGGTGAAGGGTTAGGCGTTGCTCCGTACGGCCATCGGGTAACAGTGAGTGGCATTGAAACTGTCACTATTAATATTTACTTAAAATTAGTCATTTCAAATGTTACGTTAGGGCAGCTACAGAGTGAAGTGGAAGAGACGATTAATGATTATTTCTTTTCACTCAGAAAAGACTGGCAAAACACCAACTTCATAATTATTAGGCAACTGCAAATTGAATCAAGGTTACTAGATATCGTTGGAATCAGCGATGTACTAGAATCAACGATTAATGGACAAGACAGCAATTTTAATCTAGCTCACAATCAAGTGCCAGTCTTAGGGACGGTGATTTTAGATGCTTGATAATCGAGTCGCACGAAATTTACCAGATATTTATGATGGCATAAAAGAAACAGATGAACTTACAAAGACGGTAGCCGTTGAATTAGATGAATTGGATAACGCTCGAAAACGAGTAGATGTTGAACAATTTATCATGACAGCTAGTGAAAAATTCATACGATTGCGTGAAAGAGGATATGACATACGTGCTGATCCAACAGCAGAATCATTGGATTTTCGAAGACGTAGAATCATAGCTCGTCAGTCCACAAGGCTGCCTATTACTCAGCGAAAAGTACATGAAATATTAACTGAACTAGTTGGCCATTCAAACTTTGAAGAATATTTGGATATAGAAAACTGCACAGCCACGTTTACATTCGAAGCTACTGATACCATGTTGAATCGTGAAATTGATCTTACACTAGAACGAATTATTCCACTAAATATGGGTTTAAAAGTAGCAAGGCGTTTATTGACAAAATTATATCTACCAAGCTACTTAGCTACAGGATCAGAGATTACGCTGCATCCAATGAATATCGGCACAATTGAAACACAAACACGGAGTAATAATTTAGTTGGTGTTAAAACAGCATCAACGATCACTATAACACCACTATAGGAAAGGAGCGATATTGTGGCTCAATATGGAACAATAATTACAAACATCGGACTTGCTCAAATCGCCAATGCCCAAATCACACAGACGAAGGTTGGACTAGAGTACATTGCGCTTGGCGATGGAAATGGTGCTCATTATGTACCAAAACAAAACCAAACAGCTTTAGTACACGAAGTTTGGAGAGGTCCAATTGCTGAACTTTCAAGCGATCCAACTAACAGCAATCGTATTATTATTGATGCTGTGATCCCCGTAACAGCAGGAGGATT